CAGCCCCACCTGCATCAGCGTCATTTCTTTGCTCCGGCCGAGGGAGCGGGCAGTGAAAAGGATGTGTCGGTAATGTCAATATCGGTGATGGTTGGCGGACGGTCATGTGTTGACACCCGGTGACAAACTCCGGTGAAAACTGCATAAATAGGCTTGTTTTTTGCCGTTTTGTTCATTATTGTCACCATTACGGGTAACCGGGTAACATCGAAATTGTTTACCCCACTGTTTACCCCACCGTTATTCGGAGTGCCCATGGCCACTTGGACTGATAACAAAATCCGCGCCTTCAGGCCCACCGCTACCCGCCAAGAAAACTCTATCGGGAATGGTCTGTACCTCGTCGTTCAGCCGTCTGGGGCGAAGTCGTGGGCGTTGAGATACCGGCAGGGCGGCAAGCCGGTCAAGCTGACTCTCGGCACCTTCTTCGCGGGGGACAAGGACGCGCCAGAGCCGAAGATCGGTGGCCCCCTCACCCTCAATGGGGCTCGCGGGCTGGCCAGTGCTGCGAGGATTGAGATCGCCAAGGGCGGTGATCCCGTCGCGGCAAAGCGTGAAGCCAAGCAGGCCAAGCAACAGGCAGACGCGAATACGTTTGAGGCCGTCGCGCTGGATTATCTGGAAGACAAGTGCGGGATGAAGCTCGACGACAAGGGCAAGCCCACGTTCAGCGGCGAGAAACGCAGCGCAAAGTGGGAGCACGCCACGCTGTTGCGACTGGTCTTCCCGGAGATCGGCAAACGGCCGATTGCGCAAGTCAAGCGGCTGGAGGTTAAGCACCTGCTCAAAAAGATCAAGAACGAGCGCGGGCCAGTGATGGCCGATCGCACGCTGGCAATCATCAGGACAGTGATGAACTGGTTCGCACTTTGCGACGAAGATTTCAGATCGCCTATCGTTCGCGGCATGGAACACACCAAGCAAAGTGAGCGGGCCCGCGAACGGGTGCTGTCCGATAATGAGTTGAGGGCGGTCTGGAAAGTCTCCGGTGAGATGAACGACCCCTTCGCGGCGCTGGTGCGCTTCCTGCTGTTGACCGCGGCGCGAAGGACTGAGGCCGCAGCGATGGAGTGGTCCGAGGTCAAGGACGGCGTGTGGACGCTGCCAGCATCGCGTAACAAGACCGGGAAGGAGCTGGCGCGGCCGTTGTCCGAGGTTGCGATGTTAGTCCTGCCGCCGAAGATCGAGGGTTGCCCTTACGTCTTCACCTACGATGGTCGGCGTCCGCTGGCCGGCTACGGCGGACTGAAGGAGAGGTTCGACAAGCGTGTCGAGGCTGCCATGCTGGGCGAGGCGATCCCGAACTGGAGGCTGCATGATCTGCGACGGACAGCGAGGTCGCTGATGGGCCGGGCCGACGTTCCTTCAGACCATGCGGAACGCTGTCTGGGGCATGTGATCCCTGGCGTTCGTGGAGTGTACGACAGACACAAGTATGAGGCAGCGATGGAGCGGGCCTACGAACTGCTGGCGCGTCAGATCGAGTCAATCGTGAACCCGCCAGCCGACAACGTCGTGGCGTTCTCGAAAACCGGAGAGGGCGAATGACAAAGCGCCAGGACGACCTTCCGCCCGGCTTCACCTACCTCGATCCGCCAGCCGATTGGCCGCGCTCGCCATGGGACGACCCGGCGCGGCTCAAGTTGATGGCGCTGACGTTCCGGCTGCTTCTGATTGGCGATCGCCTTGGCCTTCTTCGCCGACAAGGGAGTAATCAATGACCTGCGATTGCCCTGTCTGTTCACACTGGCCCGAGGACGATCGATGGGCTCTGCGCGAGATGCTCGACACGATCCCGCTGAGTGACGACGTTTGCGACGAGTGCAATTCGGCATTCTTCCGCAACATCGGTTTCTTTGATCTGTTCAGGCAGCCAACAAAGCACTGAATATCCAAGACTTACAATTTGCAATTGAATAAAATTGACAAGTATAATTGCGCGATGTGCAACGGTCCCGGCATCTACTCCATCACTAATACCAAGAATGGCAAGCGCTACATCGGCTCGTCGGTTCGCGTAAATGTTCGCTATGGGACGCACGTTTATTATCTGCGGCGTGGTCGTCACCACAGCCAAATCCTACAGCGCGCCTGGGTGAAATATGGCGAGGCTGCATTCAAGCTTGAGGTGCTAGAGGAATGTGCGCCAGACAAGCAGACCCTATTGGAGAGAGAGAATTATTGGCTCTCTATCCATAAGCCGGAATACAATATCAGCGTTCAGGCTCGCAGTAATCTGGGTGCGAAGTTTTCCGATTCCACTAAGGCAAAGATGCGCGCATCGCACGTTTCGCGCGGTGAGGGCGCAGAGGCTTGGAGGCAGAGTATAAGCGTTGCCACTAAGGGACCGCGCGCATCACAAGGTCCGATGTCGGCAGAGCGGCGCATGAAAATCTCGCAAGCGAAGAAGGGCTGTGTATCCCCGGCCAAGGGGCGCAAGATGTCCGAAGAGCACAAGGCAAAGATTGCGGATGCTCAGCGCGGAAGTAAGCGCCCATGGTCCGATACCACAAAGGCGCGGGGGTGGCTCCGCAATCTTAGCGAAGATGAGAAGAAGGCGTTCTTTGCCCGCAGGGCTGCGTCACTCCGCGCGACGCTCCAGAAAAAGCGCGCAGCACGGATCGAAGGCTTGGGGCCTAATCGTGCCGCCGGTCGTACTGCGTCGTCCGAATAAACTAGCATTCCCCGGTCAGCCGGACTCGGCACTGAAATACACAGTTGGCCAGTGATGGAGGCCCCGCTTCGGCGGGGTCTTTTCTTTGCGTGGTGGAGATCGAGTCCATCCATATCGCTATGGACTCGTTGACCGTGCTTCGACTCTGACAACGACCAGAGTCCGACAAAACACTGAGTCCTTTCCGGCAGAGTCCCATTTCGCTAAACCACTGTCTTAAGTCTTTGATGTTCTGGAAGATTTTTCGGTTTTCTGGAAGAATTTTGTTGACGGATGGCACAATCTATGCCATACTACTCCATGATGACACAACCAACACGTGAGGGCCAAATGTCCCTGGACGACATCAACCTCGACGACCTCGACCTTCCTGTGATCGAGAGGAAAGAACACCGAATTCCGGTCATGCTGACGACCAAAGCGCTCAAAGAAATCGATGCTTGGCGGCGGGGGCAGGAGGATTTGCCGAGTCGAAGCGCGGCGATCAGGCGACTTGTGGCGCGGGCGCTGAAGGCGGGGGAGCGGGGCGATGACTCGCGCTGAAGAAAATCGCGCCAGCGTTATCGCCGGAGCGGTGGTGATCGGTGCGCTCGCGATGGCGGGGGTAGTGTGGTTTTTAACCTGAAGAGGAGGGGACGTGATGAGTGAAGACGAGATGCTCAAGGCCTTCGACGAGATCAAGGAAGAGGTCTTGGACGGGTACTACGCTAGCCCCGAAACCGGCCTCGAACTCCGGCGCAAGTTGCTTGCCGTGGGCGCAGGCTGCACGACCGACGAACTCGTCCGGGTGATGAAGAAATGGATTCAGATTAACGATCCGGAGTTTTTCAAAGAGAAGTGCATGTCCTGATTGCGACCGGGGGCCTTGGCTCGTTGAGAGTCAGGGCCCCCACTGTCTCTACTCCCGGGATTGGGTGTCTTTGTTCCATATCCATACCATCCATACCGTTCGATGATCGAACGGAACCATCCGTATCATAAGGACCCATTGCCATGACCTCTGGCGAATTCAGCACAGTCCTAATCGACTCCATCATCGTCGGGGAGCGTCAGCGCCATGACCTCGGCGACATTCGCAGCCTTGCAGACAGCATTCGCAGACGCGGACTCATTCATCCGCCTGTCATTACCCGCGATCTCCGCTTGGTTACCGGTGGGCGACGGTTGGCTGCCTGTAAGTTGGATGGCTGGACCAGTATACGTGTTCAGTACCAAGACGAAACGAGCGATCATGAACTCCACGCAATCGAGCTTGAGGAGAATATTAAACGGAAGGACATCGACAAGAATGAGCAATGTCTAGCGGTTCTCACGTACTACCGGTATAGGCTGGAAGAGGAGCCGGGTTTTTCAGTGACCGATCTGGCCGACGCCCTTGGGTACCAGAAAGGCCACGCCTCCGAGCTGCTGGCAGTTGCCAAGAAGATAGAGGCCGGTGATCAACGAGTCATTGCGGCCCCGCTGTTATCAACTGCCATGAGCATCGTTCGCCGGGACAACGAGCGAGAGGCCGCCGAAAGACACGAAAAGAAATGGGGCAAAAAAGCGGACCCCACCGAGGAGTCGGGTGATCCGATGCTGAACCTCGATTTCAATGAGTGGGCGAAAACCTACAAGGGCGAGCGGTTCAACTTCATCCACTGCGATTTCCCGTATGGGATCGGCGCGGACAAGTTTAATCAGGGGAGTGGCAAGACACACGGGACCTACCCGGATGACGACAAGGTGTATTGGGCCCTGTGCGAGTCCCTTTGCGCCAACCTTCCCAACCTTTGTTATGACTCCTGTCATTTCATGTTCTGGTTCTCGATGCACAAATACCAAAAAACTCTTCAGTTCTTTGAGGAGCGGAGCAACATAAAGTTCGATCCTTTCCCGCTGATCTGGGTGAAGGACGATGGCAAAGGGATTCTGCCTGACTCCAATCGAGGGCCCCGGAGGATGTACGAGACGTGCCTGTTTGGGAGCCGGGGCGATCGCCCGATAGTGAAGGTCGGGGTCCATAATGCTGTCTTTGCGAAGTCCGACAAAATCGATCATCCGACGGCTAAGCCGGAAGAAATGCTTCAGCACTTCTTCCAGATGATCGTGAGCGAGCACACGCGGATGCTCGATCCGACAGCCGGGAGCGGAACAGCACTTCGGGCCGCGCAGAGTCTCGGTGCTAATTGTGTGCTGGGGCTGGAGATCAACGAGGGTTTCTGTGAACGGGCCAACTGGTCGTTCAGACACCAAAAGGAAACAGGCCTTTGGGTAAACTGAGCTTGAGGGGATAGAGCGTCGAGACGCGGGGTAGGTCTCAAGCTCCTTCAATTTTCGAAGGAGCACTTTGCATGGCCGACGAGAAGCCGAAGTTTAAATTCCAGATCTATACGCGGGGCGATATTGGAAAAGCGCCGGGCATGGTCTGGGCGGTCAAGGGCCTGCTTCCGCGTCGTGGTTCTACGGTGCTGTATGGCGAACCCAAGTCAGGCAAGAGCTTTCTTTTTCATTCGATGGCCTGCGTTGCGGCGGCAGACTGGCCGAGCGAAGCACAACGGCTTTGGTGCGGCTTTCCGGTTCTCAAGATGAAGGTGCTGTTTATTGCGGCGGAAGGGTTCGAGGGCCTGATGGGGAGGCATGACTCCTGGCAGATCGGGCACGGCGTTAGTATCGGCGATGATCTGAGGTACATGCGACGGCCGATCAATTATTTCACCAGCGATGTTGATATCAAGTTGGCACTGCAGGATTTGAAAGATCAGTGCTTCTGCCCTGATTTCGTTTTCGTGGATACGCTGTCGCGTTCGATGCTGGGCGGCAACGAGCGTGATGAAGGCCATATGACTCGAGTGTTTACTCACGCCGAGCTGTTCTGCCAGGAGTTGGGGGGCGCAGGTTTGGGTTTCACGCACCACGCGAAGAAGGATGGGAGTGGCTTTCGGGGATCGGGCGCGATCTTCGCGATGGTGGATGCGCTAGAGGAGTGCAAGTCGACTCCGGAGCAGGGCCAGATGCGAACTACGTTGATCTGCGAGGCTTTCAAGGATGCGAAGGCGTTCGATCCGGTGACGGTGGAGTATGGGACCGAGACTATTCAGACCGAGGAAGGGCCTCAGGATGTTCCGTATGTTTGGGGCGCGACGGGCGGGCCAAGGGTGGAGAGGAAGAACAAGGAAATCGAGCTGATGCTGACGGTTTTCCGGATGATGGGCTGCAGCGCGACGCGCACAGAGTGGGCTAAGCAGATGCGCCATTTCACTAGGAAGAAGGAAGGCGGCGTGGTGAAGGAGGGCTGGTCCGACGATACGTTCGACCGCAAGTTGAAAATCTTCAAAGTGGCGTACCCGACGCTCCGGGGCGGTGGGCTGAAGAACGAGCCGTATGTTTTGGATGATGTGGGGGATCGGCCGGACGATCACCCGCAAACGCACCCCTTACAGGGGGGTGCGGGTTATGCGGGTGATGTTCGTCACACGCAATCACCCGCAGATTACCCGCAACCTCAATTTGCGGGTGATGCCACCCCCGGTTGTAATATCATAAACCCACCACTGACTGTGGAGGAAGCGGCCTTGGCCCGCGCACTTGAGTCCGCGAACCAGAACCTGAGGCCAATGACTGAGGCCGAAAAGCAGGCACAACGGGATCTGGATAAATACCGTTGACCGGGAACGCCCGTCATGATAGAATTTACGTTGACAACCAATCATGGGTTGTGTGCAGCTATGACAGTCACAAGAGAGGAACTAGCCGATTGCATCCGCAGACAGATGGCCGAGATCAATCGGCTCCGGACGATCGTCGCCCAGCAGCGGTCGGAGATCGACACGCTGGTCGCTTGGGCCGCGAACGACTTTGATGCGTTGATGTATCTGCAGGCCGTCTACCGAAACCCGAATTCCCCTGAGGGGAGTAAGATAAAGGCCGCTTTAGGTGCGCTTGGCTTCGAACGCGCCAAGCCCGCAAGCACGGTCAACAACGTCGTCAACTTCTCGCTCTTCAAGCATTTGGAGGAGGCGAAGACGATTGAACATCAGCCACGGTTGGACCTACAGGCGCCGACCCCGCCGACGATCCTGGGCCACGACGGCGGGCCGGACTCTGCGGCTTAGGGTTCGATCATCGAACGGTATGGTCATGGAACCGCCCGGCAGGTTCTACCTGGACGTGTGATCCGATGGCGCGTCGATCGGCTAAAAATGGCCGCCCATGCGTTTAAATCGGGCGGCCGGTATATCCCACCGGGCCGCGCCGCGATCCCGGCCCGATCAACCACCCCCGGCCCGGACGTGACTCGCCGTCATGTGCTCGGGGTCGAATAGCCCGATGAAATCAACCGGGTAGTGTCCGATCGCCCCGACGGGTAGCGCCCGGGGGTAGCATCGCGGCCCCCAGACATGAAAAAACCCCCGGCCTTCACCGGGGGCTTTCTTGCGGAACGCGGGCCTTAGACTCAGATGTCGATATCGGCCGCCTCGCGCACATTGCGTTTGGCCTTCGCCATCACCTTATCCAGCGCGGGGCCGGGCGTGTCGAGGAATTCGCGGGCCTTCGCCTTGATCTCCTTCTCGTCGATCTTCTTGCCCTCTTCGCGGTGCTTCTTCTTCAGCCCGTTGATCGCAAGGCGAAGCGCCTCGGCCTTCACCGGATCGCCTTCGCGCTGACCGACGACGCGCAACTCACCGCGAAGCAATGCCGCAAGCTTCCGCTCCGCCATTTCCCGCGACAGGGCCACGACGTCTCCACCATTGGCCTTCTCCGGGGTCATGCTTGCATGCGCATCTTGGAGGAGGTTGCGCAGTCCGACGTAGATGATGTGATCCTGCACTTCCGGGTTGAAGTCGGTGAATGCGGGGACGGTGATCTCGAGGCCCTTACCGATTGCGACTAGCATGTGTATCTCCATTTGTTTGCGCCGAGTCAATCCCGACGAGTAATTGAATGATCGCTCTCGTTTGGGTTGTGTTCAAGCGCTATCTGCTTGATTTCGCTAGAAAAATCGGAAGCAGCAGTGGATAACTCTGGCTGTGGCGCTAATGCATCTGTGTGACATCGAGGTACCCCCGGGGGCCAAAAGACGGTTGCCGACCCGGGCGCACAATGTGCGAGAGAAATTTTTGTGGCCTCGCAAATCGGGGGATGGTGTCCTCATTTCAGAATTCGTTGGCGCGAGATAACAAAACCCCGACTCGGGTTCATATTGAGCCCGTAGCTCGGCGCGGTACAGCCGAGCCACGCGGCGCAAGTGCGCTTTTCGCGGAAGGGTTAAAAGCACAACGGGCGGCCAATCGGCCGCCCGTTGTATAAAGCAAATCCCCCCGATGAGCGCTCGGCGATCGCAGCCTTTTAGCGTCCCTAATAGCTGACAGCAAAGGGGGCAAAACCGGGGCCGAAGTGGTAGTTGATCCCGACCTTAACTGCTGCAATCGACTGCGGGGCGTTGAAGACGGTACCATCGGATGCCAACAAGGACTTCGTCCCAAACCCCATCCAATCGAATTCTCCCTTCGCCGACCAGCTGTTGTTGAACGCGTATTCCATGCCAACGCCAATTAGACCGCCAACGCGAGTGCCCCGCGCAGAAATTTGGGTGCCGGGGTTGAAAGTAGTCACCGACGTGAGGGGCGACCTTGCTGTCACCGGTGGCCCGATGTTAACGCCGGCAACATTCTGGCATGTTTGGATGAAGGTTGGGATGCCTGGGTTCGTGTTTGTGACCGCAATAGCCGAACCGTTCAGTCCGCCCAGATTACATGTAGCCGAGAATTCCTCCCGTTCCCAAGCCGCGCCGCCCTTAACAAACAGCAGCGTCTGAGGATTCCATAAGTAACCCACCCGACCGGCAACGGTCGCGAGCCAGCTCACGTCATTGTGGCATGTAGTTTGAAAGAAAGGTGAGACGTTCGAGACCAGGATCGGGCCGGGGATCAGCATCCCTTGCAGAAATTCACCGCCGTTTGTCAGCGGAGCGCAGGCGGAGGAGCCGGTGAGATTGGTCCATGCACCGTCGCCTTCAACGCCTATCACCACTCTGTTCAATTGGTAATTATAGCCAAGCGTGCCGCCAGCCAGGATACCTCCGGTATGTAAACCAGCGGAAGCAGCTCCCGGCACATTGAATCCTGCCGAACCGACATCTGCCCCGCCAAAGGCGCCGACGTAGAGGCCCGTCCAGACAAATGGCACCGGCGGCTGCAGCCGGGGTGCTTTGACGGGAATCGGTGCGATACTGGCGATCTCAGGGCTGAACTGATAGCGTATTCCGCCATTCCCGCTCCAGCTCTGCAGCTGAGACCCGTCGCGGTAATCAACGCGGACGAAACCAAGCCATCCCGTATTGATGATCTGGCCGCTCACGCCGACGGAATACTGACCAAACGTGCCGACGTTCGTTGTCGATAGTGCCAGTGTAAGCGAATCAATTTCACTTGGGATTTTTCCGTCGGTGAAGGCGAAACAAGCGTGGCAAGTACTGTAATTCGCGGTCGAATTACCCGCAAAATCGTGATAGACGCTGGCCACAACAAACGGCTGAAGAATGACATTACTGGTTTCGACAGTGGTACCTACCCGAAGTCCAACACGCCCAATTGTATCAGTAATGTCATTAATTTGCACGCTCCCACTGGGGCCCTGATTAAGTGGAGGAGGAGTACTACCGGGTGAGTTTGTATTCAAAAGGCCGACGGAAGCCCGTGACCAAACGATCCCAGCACTCGGTTCAACGAACCACCGAGTATTGGGCACTTGATAATTATACCCGATGGAGCCGCTGAATGAATAACCGTACGCGTCAACCTTCTGATCCAATAGATTCGCAAGCGGAGCATCCAGGGAAACGTCGTAGACGTTGTAGCGAACAAGCGCGTCGACAAAGAATCCGCCCTTTGACGCGCTGACATAACCGCCGATGAAAGGAGACTGGGATGACGCACTGGCCGGAGCTTGGCCGGGTAGCAATACCGCACTTGCGCCAACTAAATTATTTAACCCCCCTGCAGGGATACCGCCGACAACACTGCCGCTCGACTCGATTGCCCCTGCAGTGGCTCCCACGTGAACATTCCAACCCCCAATATTAAGTTTCGAGACATCTTGACCAACCTGGAAGCCGCCGAAGGTCTGATTGAATTGCGTAGTGCAAGAGGTGGACCCTGTAACAGTGCTCGCACCGTTGTTATAAAAAGCAAACCCGGATCCATTAGCAGTGGCGGTGACTGCTGTCGTGCTCTTCAGGTCGAGGTTGCCGCCGACACCTCGAACCCAAACGCCTCCGCCGTCTTGGCCCGGTTGCGGGTTGGCCGGCGCGGAGACGAAAGCGTTGCTCTGCGACAGGAATGCTATGTTGGAGGCTGTGATAGATGATTGCACGATAGACGCGGCTGCTATACCAGAGCTCGTTATCGCTACAAAACTGAAGGGCGTACCTAGGTTAAGCGTACCGCAGTTTTCTGCATGTGCGATTGGGGCGCCAAAGAGCGAAATCGCTGCCGTAACAGACGCAGCAAGCGCACGACGGGAGGTTGAGGGTCGAGCCGACACCCCCCTCGAATTCCCCGATCCAACAATCATTTGAGAGAAATCAATGCGACAAAACATCATGCATGGGCCCCAACAATCGCAATAGAGTCACGCAACAGCGACCTATACACTTGACACTATATCGCTGCTGGAACCCACGAAAGCGCTGGGCTTTTATTTTGCTGAATGTCTTTAATTATTTCACATGGCGTTGCTATTTTGCCACTTCTTACAACCGGTAGGCTCGGCTTCGTCGCCCGCGGTCTTGCCGCTACCGGACCGCACCGCGCCGGACCTTCTAGGTGCAGAGCTGAAATCAGGCCGCACGTCGGCACCCCGCTTGCTGGCCGATTATTGCGAATCCAACTCGTCCTGCTCTGCGCGGGCAAAGCTCTTTGCGTCCTGTATTACTAGCCACGCGATAAGAGCCATCAACCCAACGACCAGAAGGGTTGCCAGCACGATCAGGAAATCGATCATAAAAGTTGGCATTAGGGACCTCCTAATCCGATTTCGACAAGCCGCTCCCGGCCTTGTGGCCTTCGGCGACTGCGGCCACCTCGGCAGCGATGTCCGAAGGACTAGAGCGGCCGCCCTTGATCCATCGGCAGGGCATGCGCCTTCGCTTGATCAGCCATCATGCGGTTAAAGCCGATGTCCCGCAGCATCGTGGTCATCGCGGCCTTCACCGCGCCCCGCTGCTTGGCGCTGAGGTCGGGCACCCGGGCGATAGCGTCGTCGATGTGGTCGGCCAGCGACTCGGGTGGAGTGCTGAGGGGCTTCCGGGCCCCATAGTCGGGCATGGCGCGTTGAGGCCCGCGATCACCGTAGATTGCGTTGGCAGCGCCGTTGAACGGGGGCGTCGGCTGGTTGGCCCATGAGGGGCCGGGCGGATAGGTGATATGACTTCGTCTTGCGTCTGGCATCTCAGTTGTCCCTCGTCTCGTACGGCTTCGGCTTCCGCGTTGGCTTCGGGCGCTTGCGCGGCTTGGCTTTGGTCGTGGGCTTCACTTTCACTTTGCGCATTGTCAGTCTCCTTTCGTTACACACCGGGGGCTTTGAGCAGCCGGTACCGCTGATCAACCATCGTCGAAGGCGAGTAGGCGTACCACTGCTGCATCTGGGCGAACGCGGCGGCATCCAATGAAACGCAGTCGATGGGCAGCGGCGTCGTCACGCTCGTGAGGGGGATCGCCAAGGGGTCGCCGTCATCGCTGATGATGGTGGCCGGTGGAAGTAGCCTCAGCCCGCCCGCAATGGGCCACCCTTGTCCGCCTACCATCCATCTCATCGGTCGCCTCCTTCAAGGTAGGTTTGGCCAGATCGCTCGGCCCGGGGTCATCGGCCTCTTCTCCGTCGCGGCGGCCGACGCAGCTACCGCCCCGCTGGGAGTAGGTCGGGGCTTGGGCCATGCGTTCGTCACTACGTATCGATCCATGCCCGGCAAGATCTGCTGGACATCGCCGAGGCCGGGCCCACCAGTGACACTCGATAAAGCGAGTCCTATCGTTGTGAACTGCGGGCGCCCATCAACAGGAACACTCGGCATCGTCGCCTCCTAAGTCAGTCCGTCCTCTTGCGCCCAGCGCAATCTGTCCGAAGCCATTGCATCAGCTAGGTCATCCCGGCTCCACTCTTCGGATTTCAACCGGGAGTAGCCGGGCGCGGTGTAGCGAGGCTTGGACTCCGGGGGTGGATCGCCCCTCATGCAGGCATCCGAAAACGGATCGTACTCACTGACGACACCTTGCCCGGGGACCCAATCGGCGAGGGCCGGAAGAGTCGCGATCTCAGCCCCAAACGAACACGCGAGGGCATCTGCTAAATCCGGCGAAGGGACTCCGCGCCGGCGCATCGAGTCCTTAGGCTCCAACATGATCGCGTCGCCGGTCCGGCTAAACGCATATTCTGGCGCCGTCAGTTGCTCGCGAAGGGCCTGATTGTTTGCTGGCAAGCACAGGTACCGGAGGGCGTTGCGCATCAGTCCCCAAATCTCACTTCTTTTGTTTCCGTACTTCGCCCCGTCGATCATCTGATCGGCCTTCGAGCCGAACTGCACATCATGCACCAAATAGCCCCGGCGCCTCAGATGGTCGACAAGGCCGCCGCCCAGCCCAGTCCCGTCCACGAAGATTTCCTGCACCTGATGGCTATTGCAGAAGGCCACGATCCGATCTTCGAATTGATCCAACGGTAGGCCCCGGAAGGTCAGCGGGGCGATCGATCTGCAGTCCATCCCGCGCCGGGGAAAGATGGCGCTCATGTCCTCACCAAACCGGGCCACGTCCACTCCGATCACCAGCGGATCGCGGGGCGCCGGCATCAGCTCCCGCCCCATCGCCTCATCCACCAATTCAGGTGAGATGAATTGGACGGACCCCACTCGCGGAAATTCGCCCAGGACACGCGTTCTGAAGAAGTCCGAGTCGCGCCCGTAGTCATCGCCCCAGCGGTTCAATTCGGTTTTGTTGGTGAAACTCACATCCAGACTGTTCACATGCTTCGTGACCCAGCGATGTGCGTACCGATCGAAGCAATCACGGAAGCGGCCTGTCGCATGCAGGGGATTCCCGCAGCAAAGCCAGATGATTTCCGCGTCAGCATCGGTCGCGATGGCCTCGCAGGTCTCCCATATGGGCGGTTCGATAGCGGAGGCCTCATCGAAGATCAGCAAAATGCGACGGCCTCTTGCATGGAGTCCCGCGAACGCCTCGGGCCTGTTACTATTCCAAGGCAGAAGGTCAATGCGCCAGCTTTGCTCATAGCCCTGATCTAGCGACAGCAGACTCGTGGCCGTTAACTCGAAGAACTGTGCGCCCTTGAACCGCCTGAACCAGATTCGCAACTCAGCACGAAAGCGAGTCATAAGCATTGACTCGCTTGACGCGGTGACTATCCCGCGAGTGTCCGGCGCAGTGGACATGGCCCACAGTGTCACCCACGAACACAGGGCCGATTTCCCAATGCCGTGACCGCTCGCTACAGCAATCCTGATCGCCTGACCGGGAGTCAGAAGGCCATCGCGAATCTGGCTCAACAACCAGCGCTGCCAAGGTTCAGGGCCCCGTGAGTTTTTCAATTCGCCTTCACCCCAGCAAAACGCACCTTCGACGAACGCCACCGGATCGTGCGCGACAGAGGCCAGCCATGTCCCGATCTGTTCGGGAGCGTTGACCTCGATCTGGCTCATCATGTTCATGAGATTTCTTTCAGCAAATCTTCAAGGTCGCGCTGTGTGAAGTCCTCGCCCCTTGCGTTGACCACTCTTGCCCCTGCGTCCTGCAGTGCGCGGATGATGCGGGCAATCTCTTCCAGAGTCGGCGGCCCGGCACTGTTCGCGCATGAACTTCCGGAGGCGTTGGATGATGACGGCTTGGTCATCGGGACTCCAATCCGCGAGGGGCTTGTGAAATCGGACTGTGATTGCCGTGTCGCCCTCTTCGGTCATCACGCCTCCTCCTGAGTCGATAGGACACGATCGAGACCAGAGCGGATCGTGGCCATAGTCTGGTCGGCGCCATGCTTTGCTACGTGGCCGTTATAACGAGCAGCACCAAGCAGCATGAATTCCGCGATCTCTCGCGGAACTGATCCCTCGGCGATCAACTCACCGAAGCGACACGCGGCCCAATAGAGCTTGGCGTTGCGACCGTCGCCGGGCTTGGCGGTCTGCAGAACGGACATGATATGGCCCGTTCGCAGGCGGAGATTGCGGGTGGGCTGTACCCCATAGGGAGAGGGTGCATCCCGAATAGTAGTGGAGTGATGACCTATATTTTGGGATGCACCCTTTCCCTCTGGCTCCATCGGCGGAAACGGGACTTTGTGCCGATGCTGCTTTGCGCGTGCTAGTTCCAACAGCCAGTCCGGCCATTCAGCGAGCGGTGCATCGATGACTGGATAGAACTGCGCCGGGTGCCACACGAAAGCCCCGCGGTCCGCTTTCACCTCGACTCCGGGCGCGATGCGATCAGTCGAACAGCCCAAACCTGCCGCATGCTTGAACAGAAGGTGTCGGCCACCGTGCGGGGTCTGGTGCGTTCGTGTTAGCGGGATGCGATGCCGATTCTCTTCCCAGAACTTGTTGCCGCCCCTGTGGGCATCAATGTCCAGAACGTCGATCCCGTTGGTCTCGCCGGTAGCTACACCGATCTGACGGGCGCCGGGATAGCGGCCGAACAGATCTCTGATCGCGTCGGGGTCCGAGACCGCGTCTTTGTATCCGTGCGTGCACGCAGGTTTCTTGTTGCGGCAAGGGAAGATTGCGAGGCGTCGGCCCTCAAGCAAAAGCTCTGACATCGCGGCGCCCCTGCTCCAACTCCTCAACCGCCTGATCGAAGTCCGCCTGCCAGTCCCACGTCCTATCGAACGCGATGCACTCCGACAGCGTCTCCCCGATCTCCATCACCTCCGCGAAGTCCTGCGACCGGACATAATGCTTGATCAGATCTGTGCGCCCCGTTCGGTGAAGACGCTCGAGTCCGGCGTCGATATCCCTGAGCATCGCATCGAAGCCCGGGTAACCCGGGACGAGGGCGGCGTAGATCCGGCGCAATTCGCGGAGCCCCGCGCAGGCCACTGTGTACTCCCGGTTCTGCACTTGGCACCTGGTGTACTGCGCGAACTCAAGCAGCTTTTCCATCAATCCGCTTCGAAGGTAGCTGTGGGTGCTGTCGATGGCGATCTGGCGGTAAATGTCCATCAATCGCCCTCCTTCGGTTCTTTGGGCTTGAGTGCCGCCATCGCCCCGGCCGCTTCAACCAGTTCGCGGACCCGTTGCGCCCGGTCCAGCGCGTCTTGGTGGTCAACGAGCCGATCGACTAAATCGATGCCGGGAGGTTTCCAGTTTTTAATCTGCGGGGAGTCGGCCCATCCCGTCCCGGTGTTGGCCACTGGCCCATCGGTCCCGGTCCTCACTGGCGCCGCATCGACTGGGTTCGCTGTGGCGGGCGGTGAGTTCAAGGGCGAGCGGGGCGCTGGGTTATAACTGCGGAAGTCATCGACCAGATCTTTGACCATCCGGTCTGGCACGGCCCCGACCAGATCGGCCATGTATTCCGGCCGCTTGAGGGTGTTCACGAGGCGACGCAGGTCCGCCAGCAGCTTGGCATCAATCATGATTGCCCCCTAGAACTTGCGGGTAGCAGCGGGCATCGGTCGCGCTGCCGGCGTCTTCGACTGACTGCCGGAGGGCATAATCATTCGGCCTCCGCCCGGCTTGCAGTCCGCAGGAGTCGTTCCGAGTGGCGTGGTGTAGGCCTGCTTGTTGTAGAGGTTTTTGTACGGCGTGCCTTCGCCGACCATGCCTCCAAGCCGCGACACTGCCCCGACCGAGACTCCATGCGGAGTCGGCTCGCGCTTTGGGTTCTGGGTATTGACGACCTTGTTGCTTTCGATGCCGCCGCCCGAAAGTGATCCTGACTTGCCCATTGTTACTCTCCTTTATGGTAGTTGATCGATTGGAGTGCCCATCACATCGCCATCCTCGCTGCGGTCGATCGTTGGCTCCGATGGGACTGGATCGGCCGCCCAAGGACTGGAAGGAGGCAGCAGAGGGATCGCATCACCGAGCGCAGGAGTCTCACCCGGTGGCGGATTCGCGATCGACCTCCGCGCCAGTTCGAATAGGGTCACTGGTTCTCTGTCGCCCGGGCGCAGCGGCGGCGAGGAGATGCCGGCGCGAGTCCCGCTGCCTAGTACGGGAGCGCTGCCCGACCGCCGCTGCAATTCGGTGTCCTTGGGTTTCATTCCGCGGCCTCCAACCCAATCTTCAAGTCGGATAGATCGGAGAGGGTGGGCTTCGGTTTCTTCCTGACCTTTGGGGGAGCTGCGGTGGCCCGCTCTTTCTCCCACACTTCCAATTCGTCCAAGTCGTACAGCGTGTTTCGAAAACCGAGCTTCACCGACTTGGGAAAGTTGAGGTCACGATAATCGGGATGAATCGTCCATCTCAGGATTGTGCGGACGGAGACGTGGTAGCGGTCAGCTACCTGGGCGCGAGTAAGTTTAGTCCCCATAGATTTCTCCTGCGGTCCGCATGCGTTGTCATGACATGGATGATCCCATTGGCCCCCATTGTCGCTCCGTGTCGGGGTTCCGACAATCCGAAATTGAATCAAATGATCGTGATGATTGATATGGTTCATACATACAACCCAGACGATAGTCTCCATCCGTTGCCAAGCTCGGGCCCGGAGGCCGATCGGCATTGCCAGACTGGGGGGATGGGCGAAACGATACCCCTACGATACCCGGGACCGATTTCGACGTTAAAAGTCCACATTAAGCCATTGTTTTAATTAAAAAATTTAGGATTTTGCTATGTCAATATCGGTGACGGATTGCCGCCCGTTCGACATAGCCGTTATGGAGCAATTTCATGGCTTTGCCGGCATCCGATGCAGCGATCGCGGAACTTGTGGGTGCCGTTCTCGCGCCAGTTCGTTCGATCTCGTTGGGCCGCCATCATCGAACAGGACGATCCGATTCGAGCGCCGTTCCGCGACGACAATGCCGATCTCAGCGCCGCTCATTTGCCAAGCGCGGGTCCCGCGCTTGCATGCAATGTCCGCTCAACGAATATGCAATTGCCGTCACAAAGCCTCCGCACAGGGAATAAGCAGGTGCAAGTTCGAAAAACAACTCGCTGAAAACACGTAAGATTTGTGCGCGTCCCCGGTCGCGCCTGCATTGTACACAATGGCATGGCGCTTGCTTGAGTGAGGGAAAGAGTTCTCCTCGCCCGGAGGCGTGTCGT